GGGAGGAAGAGCCGATTACGACATTTGACTTATTAAAAGAGCAGATAGACGCGGACGAAGGGATTAAGAACACGTTGATGTTACCGTTTAATATAGATGGTGCCCGGCCGGAGGTTGGTTCTATACCCCAAGCGGACATAATAGGAAACACTTATTTAGATGCTATATGGTATGCTGACCAAGAGAGTGTAAGGCATATAATACCCTACTTTTTAATATCTGACAGAAGTTTAGGTTTAAATCCTGAGTCAGTGGAGAGAAGGATGGAGGTATTTTACGAGTCATTAGAAGCCAAAAGAGAGCAATTAACTGCGGCGTTGATAAAGCAGGTATTTACGTTATTAATTCAATGGAATTTTAATAGGGAGTCAGCTAAAACTCCCCCAAGATTTACAAGAATATACTCAGACCGTTCTGAGGATAGGGTAGCTACCATGCAAGTAATAAAAGGGTTAACTGAGATAGGATGTTTAAACCCAAGGAATGATGAAGACTGGAAAATGATAAGACAGATGGTTAGACTGGGTGGTAGACAAATCGAACCTGACGATTTGAAGTTTATCCAACAAGTGGTTGTAGAACCTAGACAAAAAACACAACCGTCAGACGTTGGACCAAACGGTGCAGGAAAGCCAGGTAGGTCTACAGGTTCCACCACCAAACAAATCAAAGCCAGAGATAAACAAACCTCTTAATCAACCTTAAACAATCTCCAGAACGCCGCTTAATTTATTCCTGTTAGATGCTAGAGATCTACCTGATCTTAAATGTTTACAGTCTCTATACACACTAAAAGTATCACAGGTACATGAATAAGTTGTTACCATATTTTGACTTAACTGACTGCTAATAAACAGGAAATGACTCCCCTTCACCTCTTTTATTTTGTACCCCTGACTTAACATAGAGCACAATATTAAGTTGTTGTAAGTTACTTCTACTATCGGTTTGCTCGGTAATTCAATACAAACTTCTTTATGATAGAAAGTATAGTAAAGTTTTCCGTTTTTAATTGAAGAGTAGTCTATACTTGTTTTTATTAGCTCCTGTATACATAAGTTAGCTATACATAGTAGGAGGCTTGAGCAATCAAGTTTTAGGTTTAGGATTAAAGACTGAGCTGTTACTATGTTTATAGAGTAGTGGTAGAAACCGGGTATCTTATCAAAGTTTATCTTTAAAGTTTGTGCTTTGTTTTTATACATTTCAAGATAAAACTCGATTTCTATAAAGTCTGTTTGTAGGCTAACGTTTTGGATACAAACGCCTTTATAGATATCAAAAAAAGACAACAAAAACGATTTAGATTCCATATATGAATGACAATCAGTTAATATCAATGCTAATAAACAATACAGACTTAGAGAAAGTAGCTGAGTTAGAGGTAGAGCCTATTGTAGCTCAAAGGGAGGAAGTGTCAAAAGAACAGGTACAGAGGGTGCCAACGTTAGTTGACAGTAGTTCTGAAAGCAAGCCTGACGTGGCGGCGCCTGTAATTAAGCTATCTGACTATGAGTATAATGTACCTGCAGGCAATTCTTTAATGCTAGAGGATTGTAACATACCTAATTATAGGCTAGCAAAGTGTTGTGCTAATTGTACTTTTTCTATTTATGATCCAGTGAAGCACAGCGCGAGATGTGTAAAGTGGGATTGTTGTATAGTACCGGTATATTACTGCGATGAGCATACAGACCCTAAGAGTTTGATTGATAGCAGTGAGGGGGAGTACGAGAGTTATTCTGAGAAGCCGGAGCAATCAGAGAAGCTTGTAGGTGATGTAGAGCCTGAACTTTTAGATAGTGTAGCTGAAAAAAGTGCAGAGGTAGAGCTAGAAAGCGTGAATAGTGCTGAAGTTACTTCTGAAGTTACTTCTGAAGTTATTTCTGAAGTTGTAGAACAACGACTAGACTTAGTAGAAGGTGGATACGAAGATAAAGAGCTATACCAACAGGTATTAACTAACGCTCCTAGCTTCGAGCCGGAAGTTTACAAGCAGGCTTACATAAAGAAAAAGTACGCACAACTTTACAAAGAAAAATACGCAAATACAGTTTCCAAATAGGAATTTGTATTAAGTTTAATATTAATATGAACTTTTAAGATTATATTAAACATGACGAAACTTATAGAGATACAGCAGTTAGATTTAGCTGAGGTACAGGATCCAGTAAAGAAGTTATTAAAGGTACCCATAGCGACAATAGGGAGTTGGGTGCATCCAGAGTATGGGGAGGTAAAGTTTTCGCAAGAGGATTTTAGGGAGATACTAGGGAATTGGAGTAAGAATATAGCAGGGTATGAGCCGCCATTATTTTTAGGACATCCAACGGACACGAGTAGTGTAGAGGGAGCGCCGTCGGTAGGTTTTTTAGAGAAACTATACCAAGAGGGTTCTGTGTTATATGGGTTATTTGATCCAGTTGACGATAAAGTTTTCGAGGATGTTGCTAAGGGGTCCTACAGATATTCGAGTGCGGAGTTATCAAGAAATGCTGCCAGCAAAGAAACTGGGGAACCGATAGGGACGTTGCTGCGCGGGGCTGCACTTACCAACAGACCTTTTCTAACAGGACTACCTAGAGTAGAAGCTGTATATCAACAATTTAGTGAGCAAGAACCACAATCTAATTTAACCTTTTTATTTCATTTAAATACTATGTCTAATTCTATTGAAACTGCAGCTGCGGCACAAGTCGCATCTGTTTCCGAACAAAAACTAGCTGAGGTAGCTGCTGACCTAACTCTAAAACTAGAGGAGCTAAGCAAGAAACTGGAAGCTACTGAGCACAAACTGTCAGAAGCTAACTCTGAAATCGAACGTATGACCGCTGAGTCTGCTTTAAAGCAATTAGCTTTACTTAACATCTCGGCTGATACAAAACAGGTTTTCTCTGAACTGTTACCCTCCCTTAGTAAAGAACAACGCCGTGAGCAATTAGAGAAACTAATTAAACTCTCTGAAGGCAATTCTGAAAAGTTTAACCAAGCTCAAGGTGAATCTAAACCTGAGTCCTCTGAACAACCTTCTAACCCCTACGAAGATATTATTAAACGTAATAAAGAAATCTTCGCAGAGCTTAACAAAGGTAAGTTCTACTAAGTAAACACATATAAAAATAACTTAAGTTAATATAACTTTTATAGGAACTAATTATGGCAATTGAATTTGAAGCTGGTGTAAGTCCATACCAGTATATAGGAGATGAATATACTTTTGGCTCATTGCAGTTAACGATGTTAGCGAGGTCATTTGAGCAGTTAGCGGTAACATCGCTGCAAGAGTTTTTCCCATCGAGGCTAATTAACGAGCGGACTATTGTAGTAGAGCAGATTATTGAAGGTGTAGGGATCATGCCGATTGTAAGATTTGGCATTCCCAGTGGTGGTTACTTAGAGCAAAACCGGGTAAGGTCAATGACGGCTCGCCCGGCTGTTGTTCGTGAAGATGACTTTATTGAGCAGCATTTTATCAACCAAGTACGCCGTGTAGGTACATTTAATGAAGCTTACCGCCCTGAAGAATTTATTCAGCGCCGCGTTCAACAACTCGTTGCCCGCCACTCCCGCACTAAAGACCTGTTTATTACTAAAGCTCTTCTGGGGGGTATAAAGTATACTGATCCTCGTACTGGCGTTAGTATAGATGTATCTTCTAATATTCCGGCTCATAATTTATTTAAATACGACGGTTTTAATGCTACAGTCACAGACGGTACAATTAACGTTGGTGGGTCTGGCCTAAAAGCTAATAAAGCTTTGACTAACAGTAAAGGTCGTCCAGAAGCTTTAATGTTTAAGTCAACCGACGCTAGATGCGCTGTACCCTGGACTGATAATAAAGCTGATATTATCTACTGTTTGCGTTTAATTAAAGAGTATTTGTATAAGACTAACAAAAATCGTCCAACCGACATTTTGATTAGCTCTGACTTGCTAACTATTTTGATGGAAAACGAGTACATCAAAGCATTAAGTAACGTACCTGGTGTTGTAATTCTAAATCAGCCAACATCAACCGTAGCTGGTAATGCTAATATTGCAGCTACAGCTAATACCCCAGCAAGTTACATTACAATGGGTGCCGGCGGAGAAATTTCTTCTATTGCCGGTTTAAGAATTATTGCAGTAGACGGACTATACAGAGACCCTGTAGATAACGTTATTAAAACCTACTGGCCAGCTCATAAAGTAGCTATTGTGTCTCGCTCCGCGTCTGGAGATCCTTCTGCTACTCTAGGCTTTACTTACCACTGCAGCGGTGAAGCTCCAGATGGACAGCCTGGTATGTATATGCGCACCTCCGCTATGTCCGAACCACCTGCACCTCCTGGACGTGTTATGCAGCTAGGTGATGCCTTCTTACCAGTTGTTATCTATCCTCACTGGATCTCTATTCTGGATGTATGTGAACCTAACGAACTGTCTAACAAGTTTATCATTCAATCCAACCTCAGTTACGGTACTTTCTAATCGTTTTACTCCTAGCTAACACTAGGAGTATAAATATACACATAGTCATTATATAAATTATTATTAAGAGGTTTAAATGGCCACTCCAATTGAATTACAGGTAGCGCCTGGTTTTCGTTATTTAAAAGATTTATACCCAGAGTCAAGGGGTATGGGGTTAAACTACTACCCATACTCCTCTATCTACTCAGGCTTAGTTCCTAGTTGGACTGCTAATACTACAGGTACAAATCCAGACCAAACAGTAGCTATTACAGCTGGTTCTGCGTATCTAGACAGTCAGCTATCTACATTAGCCTCCAATATTAGTGTAACTGTGGATATTACTGCGGATACTCCAGCGGGGGACAATTTTTTCTATATTATTCTTAACCCTAGCCGTAGAGTTATTCCTTACGTTACCACTCAACCTACTACTTTGCTAAATGGTGTTGCAGTAGCGGATGGGGATTGGGCAGTTAAATGTGCTGATTTAGATGAATATTTAATTGCTAACACTTTCTATAAAAGAGTTGCGGGCGCTTGGCAACAGTCAGTTTCTGGGGACCCTGTTAATGACCTTATCTTCCAAGCCCCTATTGTTCCTTCCCAAACCGGTAAAAATCGCCATTGGGGTAACCAAGTATCTCCTACAATTGCTGCCTCTAACTTCCAAGTGAATATCGTTGAAAAACGTGTTTATATTGGTAATGTATATCCCCCTTACGTTAACTCTAACTCTTTAGCTCTACTACGGGATTGTGCTTCTCTGCACATTGCTACTTTAGTTGCTCACATCAAGTCTGACAGAACTTTAGACACCGCAAAGAGTTATCTAGAAGTAGTTAACAACGTTAAAAATCCCTAGAAGTTAATCACGTGAGGTTTGGATGAGTTACAGATTAATAGCTATTAAGCCGGAGATATTATACTTAGATGGTAAAGGGACAACAGTAGAAGTTGGAGACTGTTTACATTTAAGTAATGCTGATGGGGAAGCGCTGGTAAACTCACCAATTAGCGGGTCGTTTGTAGTTATTACTAAAGACGACCCAACAGAGGTAAAGAAGTTTACTACATTTACTGAAGGCTCAGCTATAGAAAAGGTAGTAGATGAGGGGGAGGATTCGGTGCTAGGTGCGGCGGTCAAAGACCCTGTGGAGGAGATTTATGGGGAATACAAACAGGATGGAGAGCAGTTTTTTGAGGCGCTAAGAAGTGACCAAAATCTGCAACCCGGGCTTAATTTAGAGCCGGAGTCTAGTCAACAGGCACCTTCAATAGAAGGTTTTGATTCTGAGCTTATTAGGACTTTAGGCGAAACTCCTAGCTGGAAAACCCTCGTTAACTACGTTAGAGAGCTTGGTAATCAACCTTCCCCTAACCTAGAGTTAATAAACTACATCCAGCAAAAGTACTCCTCAATGGGGTCTGTAGTTAATGAGTGTAAGAGAGTTATTACACAACTTCAAGAAAAACAAATAGAGAGTTAAAAATATGAGTATTCAGTTAAATTTTTCTGACAGGTTTAGTTATCCAGAACCTAATGGTATACCGGGGTATTCAGCTGACCAGATGGAGACTTTAACTGAAGCTCAAATTTTAGAGGCTGCGCCTGAGTTATCTAGTATGGTAGATATAGTTAGGCGCTCTTCTGTTCTTCTAAGAAGAAAAACAGCTCTTGAGATATTTAAGATTATTACATTTGAGTCTGACCCGCGTATTGCGTTAGTTTTAGCATCGGCCAAAAGGCGTTCTGACAGTACCTATCTTTTTCAAGGGCTTGTTCAAGTTCAAGAAGTAATGTTTGCTTCTACCACAAGAGGAGTTTCCGGACAGACAAATAGAACTCTGTTCTCGGACGGCATTAAAAGAGTTTCTGCTATGCTAACTGCTTCTGTTTTAATAGGGCAGTTAGCACAAGTATCAGAGCAAGCGGAGCACGCTAAAGTTTTAGAGAAGCAAGCGCTTGAAGATTTAGACAGGGTGTGTTTAACCTATGAGTTATCAGGAAGTACTTCAAGTGGTTACACAGCGGAGATAGAGGAGCAGCCTTCTTTTATATTTAACTCAGGGAATTTAACTTTAGCCGCTAATGAGTCTATCAGATGCAGCTGGTATGCTACCCATCTTACTAATTCTTGGGTTGAATTACCAGCTTACACAGGCCCGGTAACCCCGGATAACCCTATTCCTGTTTGGCGTATAGTATCTGATATAGCAGATTCTATTAACCAAGTCAGTGTGCTGTATGAGGGTATTGGCTTAGTTGCTTCTGTTCAGCTAGCTGGTAAAAAGAATGAATTTTACTCTAATACCCATCTATTAAGATTTTACCCAAGAAGTGCTAACACAGGCTTAACTACCTTCTCACTAAACTTCAGAATACAGAAGTATACAGGTACAGTCCCTTCTAATCCTAATGTTGCTCCTTTTGTGTGGGGCATTAATATTAACTCTTTAACGAATAATATTATAAACGGTTTAATTTTCGTACTAAAGGATAGTAAGACTGCCTCATTAAGTGCGGAGCAAGAGATAGAGCCGCAGGTGCTGTACATAAGAAACAGAGTGCAGTATGTTGCAGGGGGGTCTGTACCGCCGACTACAGCTAAGGTAAAATACAGATTGCAGTTTTGGTCACCAAATGAGATTATTGCTTCCTCAGACTTTGAGGAGATAACTATTATTCGAAAAGTAGATGAGGATCAGCAAAAGCAGTTAGATTTAGATAATTCGAGGTATTCGCAGGTAGCGGTAGAGCTTTTGCAAGCGATAACAACTGAGAGGAATTATAGTGGAATGACCGGGGCGTTAGTAAAGAACGACCCGTTGTTTTCTTATCCACCCGAGGCGGCTATTGAGTTGATAGCTTGGACTCTTTCTAGATTAAATGTGTATGTAGTGTTAGATATATTAGAGTTGCCTATAGATATAGAAATAGCTACAGGTAATCTTGTAAATGCTTATAGTATATATAGTAATAATCCTAAATCTGTGAGAGTAGAAGCAAGAACTTTAGCCGGCGGGGCTATAATTAACAACACATCATTTACACAACCCCCCTTACTATCAACTCAATCTAAGAGAAGTAGTATTGTTAGGAATATAGAAGATGAAGTTAAGAACTTAGGGTACGGTCAATGGCCTCAAATACTGTAGATATCCAATTACTAGATAATGTATTTCCTACTCATGATCAGGCTGTGTTAGCGCTGCTTAGTGCTATATTAAATCACCCTGATATAAAGAATAGCCATATATATTATCCAGTTTTATTAGGAGAATCTACACCCCCGGAGCCGATAAGAATTACAAGTGCGCGGGACTTTAGTGGAATAGAGTTAATAGAGCCGGGGCTAACATTAGCAGTATTTCCCTTACACGACGATTACGACCAAAAATCATCTACCTTTACATCTCGTAAATCAAGTAAATCTGTTGTATATGGAGACCAATATCTTGGTAGAAGCTCTACACCTCACTACGGTGTAAAATGTACTTTTAACTTTGTAGTGCAGCTCTACTACCAAGATTCTTCATTTAATGCCCCGGTAGAGCTGCTATCAGATGTAATAAACTTTGACAACGAAGAAACAGGCTTTTACCCTTTAACAGTACCCGCAGTCGATTCTTGGCAGTATAACGATAAGTTACTCCAAAACCGCGTTCTTAGGTTAGAAGATAGACTAGAGTCTAGAGTTTACACTCTTCCAAGTAATGAGGACCCTTCAGTACCTGGTACTACCCTCAAAAAACCTACTAACCTTAAATCTAAAGAACAACCTTACTCCGTAGAGTCAAAACTTGGAGGTATAGGTAGTGATATTAGTATAACTACTTTGCCTGGAGAACGTGTTATAAGGGCTTGGATGTCTTTACTAGTAAAAGTTATACGCTCTCTAGTGTATTTAAAACCATTTGCTTTAAGAAATCCAATAATTAGCATGGTAGATTACCCGTCTACAAACTGGTACAGAAGTTCAGAGAATTTGGTATTTCATACAGGGTATTGTTTAGTCAGTTACGATCTTATAGAAGCAGATGAAGGTACTTATTACACGTATCCTAAACCGGATATACCAGAGCCGCCAAATCCGCCAGATCCACCAGATCCTCCAGACCCGCCGCTTCCGCCATTTCCTAATATTAAAACCTTAGTTATAGAAGATTCAGATGGGGAGATAAGACCTCAAACGGAGATAGATTTAGCTGCTTTAGACCAGCAGAGTGTGGCTACTAAAACAGTGAAAACTGAGAGAGTTGTTTATGTAGAACCAGACAATGAGGTTCTTATATCGCGTCTTGAAGACCTGTTTAGAGAAATAGCTGTTGTAGATGGTGGCTTTTTTTAGAAACAATATTTTAATCATATAACTTTAGTAAAATGCATTATTTTAGCATTGGTTTTGTACCCTACACACGTACCTCTAGGTAAATGTAGGTTTCTTACAAACTCTTTTATAGTAAGAAGTAATACTACCGTTAGTTGAGCTAAACCATAACAAAACTAAAACTTTTCTGGTAGTAAGAATATTAATATTATTATGTAGCTATATAAACAGCAAAGTACACTTATTTAAATTAGTAATTATTTAAACTATGCCTGCACCATCAATTAAATTTATAGACAGTTTGGTAGGGCCATCACAGGTTACCAAGCAGTGGAGAGACACAGTAGGGGTTATTGGTACATTTAGCAGAGGGCCGGAGTCTCCTATTTTAGTAGAAGATCTTAAGACTTTTGCCAGTATATATGGAGTTGATTCGTCTAGCGGGTCTTTGTTTGTTCAGCAAGCAATGGCTAATGGTCTAAATAGATTTGTAGTAGTGAGAGCTTCCGCTAGTTCTAACCCATCATATTCAGCACTTACCTTTACTTCTGGTAATGCGCAGATAAGCCCTGTTATTGGTTATGTAGTAAATGGAAATAGCTTAGAGCCAAGTTCCTATAGAACTACTGGGTTAAAAATAGACTTTGATTACATAGGAAGTCCAATTTCTATAAATCCTACTTTTTCCCCTGTAAATTCTAGAAGAGGTCAAGTTAACTTACCCAATTTTGTAGGACAAGCTAGATTTAACTTCTACGTTACTAAAGCGGTAGAAGGTAGAAGTTCATCTCCCCTGTTGCACGACACAACTAAAAAACTAACAGTAGACACAATACTAGGGCCCACCCCAGGATACTTTTTAGGGCTTATTAACACAGCACCTAACAGCAATCCTGACTATGCCACACTGAAGGAATACATTCGCCCTGGTTATTCTTTAGTTTCAAATGAAACACACCTTTCAGATAATTTAATTATTGCTTCTGATATCATACCTAACTACTCCCAAGACAATGATGCCTTGCTAATACGGTCTGATAAAAAGCATAGCCATGCCGTGTGGGGGGTTGTATCAGGGGTAGAAAGTGGTCAATCTCAAGTAAAAGTTGGTTTTATTAAAGTAAAACCAAGGCCGGGTACTACTTTAAGCGAAGACTATATTCAGACAACAGAAAATGGAGGCACTGAGACAAATACTTTCAAAGCCCTAAAAGAGATGGTATTGCTTATAGACGGCGTTGAGTATAAGCAGTCCACCACCGCTCCAGTACCTGAAACTAGTTCTGTTTTTGCTTTAAACGCGGCTGTAAATACCGTCGATGGTTTAGGGGATGATTTAGATTTTAGTTTTGATGACCTAATAGATGAAAATCTCTCTGAAGGTACTGCTTTAGATAATATTGCTGGCACCAGATTTACATTTACCTTACCCTCTGACACTCAAACAAGAGCTATCCAAGGTGGCAGTACTGTAACCTTCTTGCCCAAAGTCAGCGCAAAAACTGATAACAACAAAACAATTACAATAACTGGCCTATACTCCTATACTGCGGCTATGGAAGGACAAGGGGTAATAGCTCCAGATGGTAACATACTTAGCGACACTACTAAAGGTAAATATTACATTGTTATTAAAGGCAAAAAGTACACTATAGCGGCTGTAGCCACAGTTACTAACCAACCTGAACAGCTAAGTATTACTTTAGTGGAAGATTATACCGGTACTGTAGGGGATGCAGTATACATCTACTACAAACCTGATAATACAGAGATAAACTATAAAATCCATGCGCCAAAGATTGCTCAGTACGTAATGGGTTATTCGTTTAATAGCCAATCTGGGTCTATGGATTCTGATTACTTTACCCTAACTCAATCGTACAATACAGGAACAAGTACTGTACAACTTGATAATACTTTCTTATTAACGGAAAGGGCAGGGGGTAGGTATATTAGCTTTGGTTATTTCGTTAAAGCACCTTTCGAGACAGAGTATACTAGTAAGGCCTTTCCAGTATTAACTAAACCATTTGGTATCGAGTTAATGTATGGGACACAGGGAGTCGCGGCGCTACCGTTATCAACTGGAGGTTCTTTTGCTGTACCTTTTGCTAAAACTTCTATTACATTAGGTTCAAGTAGTGCTGGAGACCCTAATGCTTTCCAGGATGGAGATTTAGCTACGGACATTACTAAGAGCATAGAAACTGCTTTACGGTCTAATAGTGTAATCTCATATCTAATAAGTAACATTACACTGGAAGATTCAATCTTAGTAGACAACGCTACAGAGTTTAAACCCTCTATCTCTTTCACATCTTTTTATAGTGGTGAACAAGCTAATAGAATTAACTGGAAGGTCACTAGATACACAAATGACCTTCAGGGCAGCTCAACAAAAGTCAAAGATTTGCTATTAGGTGCAAAAGCTACGACAGACGCTAACTATGGAAGAACAAACTACTTTGAAGGTGGTTATGACGGCCCCAGTTTTGCGTTTAGAGACCTTTATTCTGCTGATGGAACTTTACTGTGGAGAATAGAATCCGGCACCCCTGGATTACACGGTAACAATATCTCTTGCACTGTAAGAAACCAAAAGACTAACGGCAACTACGCCTCTTTTGAAATCGAAGTCCGAGACCAAAACACAACTGTTATTTCTTCAGATTCTAGAATTGTCACTGTTGTTAACAGCTCTTTGATTGACTTTACTACAGGCCGAAGTTTAGCTTTTAGTAGCACTAGCTTAGTACAAGCTTACTTTATGCCAGTAGTAAGTGCTATTAGTGGGAATTTAGCATTAGACGCTACTAAAAATAGATTCTTTAGATTATCGCCTCAGCGTCTTGCGCCTCCTTTGGAGAAGATAAGTTCAAGTTTTTCTGCTGGGGATACAGGCTTTTCTCGCCAAGGAAGTACAGCACTTTCCTCCTTCTTCTTAAAAGGTGGCAGTGATGGTACTTTAACAGCTCCGAGTAAAAAATCTCTAGCTCAAGGCTTAATACGCGGACTAGAAGCTTTGGATAGTATTAATGTCGCAGCTATTGCTCTACCTGGCATCAACTACGGTGACCAAGATTATCAAGCTGTATTTGAGAAAGCTGTACACAGTGTTAATTCTTCTACTCCTGAATCAGGGCTAAGAACTGCAGTCTTTGAATTAGCTCCAGGTATTAACGCCGATCGAGCCGCAACCCTTGCTGCAGAACTTGATAATGAACGTATTGTACTGTTAGCCGGTAGCCAGCTTATGCGGGGCGATAATGGCCTGCTAGTACCTAACGTTGGCTCCTCTGGTTCATACCTCGGTTACGACCTATCTCGTGCTCCTAACTTATCTCCTGCTGCATCATACTCGGGTGCTTTAGTTAGACGAGTAACTTCTGTCGACACACTTACTAATACCGCTTTCTTGGACAAAATGTCTGATGCCGGTGTTGAAGTTCTGCTGTTTGATGCTAACATCGGCGGTTTCCGCTTCTGTAATGGTTTAACTACTAGCAAACAGCTGGCTAAACGATACAGGTCAGTTGTTCGCACCTTAGACCAAGTCAAAACAGACTTATACTTAGCATTGCAATGGTGCCGTTCTCGCCCAAATACTCCTCAGTTACAGTCAGAAGTGGCCAGTGCATGTGATACCTATTTGTACAGTAAACTCAGAGATGGTTGGTTTAGTAATCTTCAGCCTACTATTTGCTCTGAAGCCAATAATACTGTTAGAGATCAACTAGAAGGTCGCCTTAATGTCAGAATACGGTTTACTCCTTCATTCCCAGCGGACACTATTGTAGTATCCACAATTATGGATATTTCTGACGACTTTACTATTCAAACCACTATTTAAATTATTAGGGAGATTTTATTATGGCAGCAGGAACCGAAGGCTTTAATAGTACTACTAAAAGAATTATTACTAATAACGCCTCGTTAGACCCTATACAAGGTTTCCACCTTAACGTATACATGAATGACCAGGCTAGTGGACTCCCAGTTTTAGTAGGGGGATTTACTTCCTTCCAAAAGACTATGAGAAACGCCACAGAAGCATATATGCCATTTGGGCGTAAGCATGCAAGGCTATTAGACGGAGAATTTCAGTATGGTTGGGTGTTAGAGCGGGGGTTACTGGATATAGGAATTTTGAAGGACATATTTGGCGTTAATGACGTAGGTCCTGAGTTTAGGGCTGAGCCTACTCCCAGGTTTACCATTACAGTCGAGATTAATGCTCCGGAACTTCACGACAAAGGAATAAACTTCCCAATAACGAGTCAATATAGCCAGACCGGCGACAGTCAAAAAAGGTCTGCAAAAGGGAAATATCAACTAATATTTGCTAAAATTGATTCTGTAACTTTAGGAGCAATGGCCGGCAGGTCTGTAGTAGCTACTAGATTTGAGGGTTTATGCGAAAGTATTAGATTCATCGAAGACGGAAACTTCTTAAATAACTCTGGAAGTAGACTTGACAGTGGTAACCCCGGAACTACTGGTTTTAGCTCAACAACCAATCTTAGCTTAGGACAAAGCAACGGCAATAAAGGCGGCAACTACCTTTACTTATAGCGGCCGATTCATTTTAAGCAAGTCTAAAGGAAACCTGTAACTCTTATACAGTATCAGGTACCTTTAATAACTGCAAGGTATTATATTATTAAAAGAGCATCAAAATAGTTGCTGCTCTTTTTTTTATTTAAGTTAGTAACCCACATATAAAACGCGTATGCCTAATGTACAAGCCTCATTTAAGAATAGTGAACATATGGGATTTCCGTCTGTCCAGCAGCAGCAGGACGGTCAAGTTCCTGTAGCATATGTAACTGATATAGAAGGTAAAGTCCTCATATACTATCGTCCAACAGAGTCTATCAGTTTATGGGCCGTATCAAGAGTAAGGGTTAATATCACTAGGCTTTGGGCTTGCTCAACGGCTTTTATAAAATGTGTGTGTGAAATGCATAATAACGACGAGCCCCTCCCGCCTGTGTCTTACGTAGCCCCTTTTAGACCCGCCCCTGCGCCTAGAGGTAATGCTTATGACAGTATAAAAGCAAATTATTCTAATGAAGGTTTAGGTATAGGTGATGAAATATGCGTACATATGGGATATATAGATAGTATTATGGAATTAAGCCCGCCCTTGAGCAGAGTATTTGTTGGGGTAATAGATACTATTACAGAGTCGTGCAATCCTAATGAGGGGGCGACTTTAATAATTGAGTGCAGAGACAGAATGAAGTATATGATGGATAGCCTATCAACATACAATTCTGCTGAAATAACACCAGAAAGAGCTAACGAAAGTAGAGAGGGTAAAGAAAGGCGAGAATTTATAAAAGCAATTGCGCGAAACGCAGTCGGAGATTTTCAGGATAGTAATACCTGTACAGAAAATGGTTGCGGTTATACAATATTCGATTCGGATGAGAATCTGGGGAATTATGAGGTTGATTATTACTACACGCCGGATAAAGAGGGTACATCTGTTTATAAGGTTGGTGAAAAGCCTAAGGTAAGCTTAATGCCAAGGTTTCATGTATTAAGTGGTAGAGACAAGTTTCATACAAACAACAACAACCAAAATTTTGCTTTTCCAAATGTTACAGAAAAAGTAGCCGTAGAACATATAAAATACCTTTCTTTGCAGGAACCTTACGTTACTGAGTTTTTTAGTCACAATGTCAATGGGGATTACTATTACATTCCAAGACACTGCGATGTTAGTAGTTTAGAGGATAGTAAACGACTGTACAGAACCTACTTTAATAGGATTGCACCCCCAGGATTAGGTAAGTTGTATGGTTCAAAAGATGATCTCCTACACCCCGCGCAGATGGCAATTATGTACCAAGAAGAAAACAGCTTAATAGCCTGGAGGTCAAACATAATTTTAAGAAATGCACAAAATATTGGCACAAATGAAAAATATATACATATGAAAACAACCCCATTTAGGTACAACAACAGAGGATTTCCTTGCTCGTACATTTTCGTAACAGACTCATCTTTAGAAAAACCGGCTGATTATCTCGCTGTAGGTCTTAGCTACCTAAGAAGAATAGCAAAGGAAACTAGGTCAGCTCAATTACATGTTATTGGCGATCCTAGTTTATCCCCAGGAGAGCTAGTTCAAGTAGTTGGAAGTATGAATAAGCACTACAAGGCGACTTCACAAAATGCGACTTCACAAAAAAATTATACGGCAAAAGATGAGCTTCAAAGAGCTCTAACTGATAGAGAAAATGTTATACAATACTTAAAAAGCCTCAAACAGGAGGTTAAGGATCTTATTACTGAGTCACAAAGTAGTACACCAGACAGTAGTACAACAATTAAAGGGGTTGGTTTTTCAGCAGAAGTAAATGTGAGAATAGCTGAGAACGACAGGGGCGTTCTACAATGCCCGACAAACAACCAACAAAAAGTGCAGGCTGATGTACCTCTTGATTACGAATCCGAAGTAACGACTGTGTGGAGGATAGATGGAGTTAAGCATAGGTTAAACGACGGATGGGCAGGATATAGAACTGAGTTAATACTACTACCTCCTTTTTAATATGGTTTCAATAGCAAGTAGTATTCTTGCCAATTCTGCTGTTGGGCAAGAAACTTTAAGACAAATGCAGGCCACACATATAGAGTTGTTTGGTACTGTAATGCCAGAACTTCCTAGTACAAATCAAACAAATCACGTATTTGTTAGGATACACTGGGAAAATGTAGATGTTCTGTGTGAAAAACCAGCGCAATATAAAGATACAAATTTAACAGGATACCAAGTCCTGATAGAAAGAAGAGCAGATGAGGGCTTTAAAGTAGCTAGAATTAAACAGGCTTTTGAAAAAACAAACAAAAAGGAAATAGAAGACTTTATAAAGAACATTGGTACTCGATTATCTGTAACTGAGTTACAAAATGCAGGTTTTAATATAGAGACTAGAGAACAAACAGTTACTCAAACAACAGCAGGTCAAGAAACTAGAATAATTATAGTACGCGGGAAGGTTTCAACCACCGACAATAATGGCTCAACAACAGAAACTGCTGAAACTGTACATATAGAAGACAGTAACTCTATATTTATTAGCGGAGCTCGAATTAACCCAACAACAGAAACGGCTCAGGAAGAGTATATACAACAGAGAAAAAAGCGTTTAGCGGACTTACGGGAGAAATTTAATAGTGGTAACAGCGACATTATAAGGGACATTAACGATAGTCAGTATAGACGCAATACTAAGTCATACGAGTTTTATAGCAAAGAGGAGATAGAAAAGGCATATAGAGAAATCTTTAAAGAGCATGCTGATGACGAGTTAGAAGATATAAAGAAATATCTTGAGAACTTAGACAAGATAAAGAAATGCATGCAACCTACAATAGCGGAGACTAAAAGGAAAACAAGAACCTTTTGGGACGATGTTTTGGATGAAGCTTTGAAGTTAGGGACTAATTTTGCTCTAAGTAATTTAAATAGTTTATTACCAGAATACCTAAGAGTAAATGTTAAAGTACAAAGAAACTTTGAAGATGGGTCTATAGTAGTTTCTGAGTTTTCTGTAGGTCAAGTAGTATATAACGTAAAAGAGGAAACAGTTACAATAAGCGGCGATATATTTAATCCTTTTATAAACTCAGGTATAGAAGAGGTAAACAAACTATTACCACCATTTCTACAGGTTAGCGCCTCAGAGTTGGGGTTAGAAGTGGGAGAGATAGTTATAAGAAAACAGGAGTTACAAAAAGAAGAGCAGGCACAATATAGAGTTAGAGAAGATATTATTGTTGTTAATAGCAACGCTACCACTTACATACAAATGAGAGGCAGTAGGTTTAATCTAGGTAATGCTAGAGAGTTATTTGTAGACAAGTCTATAAGAAAGGGGTTAGACGAGTTAAATAAAGAGTTACCTGATTTGTTCCAAGTAAGTGTGAGGAGAGACCCGGAAGACCGAGGTAGGATATTTGATTCTGGGCCTTTTAGCATAAAAGTTGAGGGTAAAAATGCCGGGTTATCAGTAGACCAAGAAAGGCTAAAAACGACTATAGAGTTACTACCTGAGAGGCTACTAAATGATGTACCAGCACCGCTGCAGCCAACTGCAAAAGTTGCTTGGAAAAGGGCTAGTATCTTTATAGTAGAAGATATTTTGTACGCCAAAGAAACAGCTGCTAGACGAAAAAGAGAAAAAGAACTAATAGAACAAGAAAAAGAAAAAACCCTCAGTTTAAAATATGACAGCTGTAAACAACAAAATGAAAGTGATAGCAAAGTCCCGGCTATACCCGGTACTAAAACCCTATCAGTTCCTGTTCCTGCAAACACACAACCTCCAACTACTAGAATCTCTTCACCCTCGGTCACTTCCTCCCCTTCTGGTTAATTTTACATAACTTATTATAAAACCCCTTAACATGTTTTCTTCTTTTACCAACAAAGTAACTCCTCCACCTATCTTTATAGAAGAGCTAATAGAGACCACAAACTCTTTTAACTTGCAACTCTATCTGTACTCCATCAAGCAGGCTGATTTAATCATACAGGCTTATAAGGACTTCATCACTACTAATTCTTTTTACTATTTGTTTGACCTAATATTGTTATCCTGTTACAATTCTGTGATTGCGTTACCGGTAGTAGCGTTACAGTATCACTTTACGGGGGCTACAAACGCCTTTTTGATGAAGCAGTTTATGTTTTCCGAGTCGTATGTTATGCAGTCCGTGACTAGTCTTAAGAGTGAGAAGTTAGTTTTAGAGTATATAGAAGAGTTTTTAGACTTTAGAGAGTTTTCAATTGAAGGGTTTTTAAAAGACCCCATGTATCTAATAGATTGGTGTACAGAAGCTGACCCGTCTATAAGTTACTTGCTTAAGGCTATAAAGGATAGAGATATAAGACAATTTTTTGTGAATTTAATATATAGAGAGACGGGTTGCGATATTACATTTCATGCTAATAGTTTAGTGGAGTTATCAGAAAATATACAAGTTGAGTACTTTGATTATGTCCTAGGAGCTACAACAAGACATGTTACACTATAAAGTTGGTTTACCATTATCACCATACAGCATGAAGTTTGGTTATGAAGTACCGGAGAGAAAAACGCTAGAATCCGGAAGAAGTATTGCTGTAGTACTTGGTGAGATAAATCTAAAGTTAGAAGCTAATAAGTACAATATAGAAGGACTAACTAATTTAACTTTATTAAATTACAGAGACTACTTCTTCTATAAAGCTGCTCAAGCTCTTATCCTAAACACCCAGTATTCTACTTTAGATAAAACGGAGCTAACAAACAAAGCTCAGCAAGCGTGGAGGTCGGTCTCATTCGACGGCATGTGGCCCTATGTAGGACCTGACATTAGTAATTTAGGGACTAACCCAAAGTATTGGGGTCAGCTAGGATCTTTAGCTTACTACTCTAAGTATGTGGACCATAGTTTATTATTACCCTCTACCATAGAAGAAACTTTAAGGTTTATATGGTGTATATGCGGCACTACCTATGAGAATTTACCTGACAGCAGGTTATTATCAGTAGTAAAGGACGTAGGGTTTACTAAAGAGTTAGCGGAAGTTATAGAGGAGAGTAGTAGGGGGTTATTTAGTTTAGATTCTGGTTCAGAGGACTACTTTTTATTAACGTTTGCGAGGCGGCGGGCTATAATTCCATCTACCTTTGATAATCTATTCCTTAAAGTATTACTAGGAGAGTATAGCTCAGAGATATTTAACGTTGTTACCCCCCTCCTCTCCACCTTACAACAAACTAAAGTCCAAAAAGCACTATACAACGTTAACCAATTGTTACTACCCTCAGGCTTTATTCTTCTGCTTCAAGCCCTTATATGCGAAGCTTACCTTAAAGCTGGCCTCTATATTACCTCTCTTGATCAATCTCTCTATAATCTTTCCTTACAGCAAATAGAGGCATCAAAACAGTACACTGAAATAGGCTATCAAATAGCCCGCTTTTTATGCTTAGCTTTTGACTCATACTCAGCGTTATCTAAATACAGTACGTTTAAATATGCCCAGTATGAAGCTACCAGTCTAAAGTCTGACATATATTCCTGGTTAACTTTAGCCAAGTCTACAATATCAGACAAGGACGACTACCGTTTGTACTCTTTTATATAACTATAATTATGGCTATTGAGTTTAATCCAAATGACCAGAATAAAAGGAACTTAAGTGCTCCAGGCGCCGGTAGTTTAGCTGCAATTTCTATAAATGCGGAGTCAGCAACCTGTATTAAAAGCACTATAGTTAGAATTAACGGTGCCAATGCTAGTAGCTATAATCTAGTACCCGTCTACCAATCCGAAAACACAAGTCCTTCTGTAACTATAACCCTGCAAAGTAGTACAACTTCAGCCGCAACTTATAAAGTTGAATTCAATGAGCCAGGAACTGTTCAGTTTGTAGCTATTGATGCGCAGTATGGAAAGCCTACTATTCAGCAGAGTACACTTTCTTCTAACCAGTACTCTTATAGCAGGTCTATACATATAACTAGTGCTTCACCGTCAGCTGCCGGCAGATCACAAGTAGATTCCAGCTTGTCAAGCGCTAATAGTGCTATAGAATCAATAGAAGCACTAAGTGCAACCAGTTACCCACCTAAACCATCTCATACAAACGGAACAAGAGATAAACAGCGGGGTGTTAGGGACTACAGAAATGACGATAATATACAGTTGCACGAAGAGCAGAAAGATATAGTTTATAAAGCTGCCGGGGTAGCTATACTAACTAAGGATAAACATCTAGATAACGACTATCAAGCATTTCTTAGTTGGTTAAAGTCTCTCCCAGAGGAAACAAAGCATGAGTCTACTATTAATGAAGTTAAAAAGTATAAAACTCAGTTAGATTTTAGTAATTCTGCCTGGGGTAAATGGCAAGAAGATAGAATAGAACCCCCTGGATCAGGAAGACATACAGTTCAATGTACATTATTTACTAACAGGTCTTTCTGCTCTCACATGTACGCTAAAAGAGATTTCTATGTGCAATCTCCACTTATATTTAACTCTTGCCAAAACTTTACAATACAAGGTTCTACTTTTACAGCTATAGCAGACCTACAGCGTAGCCATTCATTTTTTAAATGGGATATAGCTGAGCAGTTATATACTTTACGGGCGGGGACTAAGATAGATTATTGTTCTACGGCCTTATACGAATACCTTGGTAAGCAGTATACGGTGAGCACCGGTGATATTTTTGTTTCTGGCTTGAATAAAAAAGAGCAGATAACTGGAACAACAGAACTTTTGGCTACGACTTACAATACTTACTGCTCTAATGATTACACTGTAAGAGCGGATAAGATAATTTACTTAAAGTCGAAAGCGAAGCTATATTCTTTAGCTGAGTCTGATGCTTACTATGTAGCTGAGGGTGAGCAGCATTTATCTAGTAAAGGGATTACTAATATTATATCTGGTGGTTCAGCTTACCTTAGTTCTTACTCCGATATTAACCTTAATTGTAGCGGCGCGGTTAATTTAAATGGCGGCATAGTGAGAATTGCTATGGGAGGCGCAACCAAACCAATTATAGACTTAGACACTTTAGAGTACAAGAATGTATCAACAGCCGCTGCTTTGGGCGTAGCTCCTAGTAGCAGCCCAGATAATAATTCAGGAGCTGTAAGCGATCCTAATGTAGATCCTGGTAGTGTTGCTACTAAACCTTCTGACACAAACAGTGACTCAGTTAGAGCAACTGGCGTTAACAATGAGATACAAAATAAGGGCAATGAAGGAGAGGGTAAAAATCCTGAAAAACGGACGATAGCACAAGAAGTTGCTTTAGATATTTTAAAAAACCCAGGTAAAGCACAGGAAATAGTAGAAAAACGGTTAGGGAAGTGGGCAATGGAAAAAGCAGAAAACATAGGAAAAGATATTTTGGATGCGCTAACTAAAAAGAAAACTGAGCCATCTAAGGCTAGTAATCCTCCCACGCCCCAACCTACTCCACCTGTTCCTCCGATTGCCCAAAACACAGACGTAGCTGAAGTCCCATCCTCAGGTAGATATTATGGATAACTCACTTCTTAAACCCAGCTCTGAAATATTTAAGCCCAGCTCTCGACTCACTTTAACTAGCCAATATAGAATACTTTCTATAGATTTATCCAAGCAAGTATTTCCTTACTACTACGCTTACCTTTCTGCTGTGGATAGCAGTGTTACTGTCAAAGCGGGACAAATAGTAGACTTTAAGTCGTGTAGGTTTTACATAAAAGAGGACATTTCTCAGATAAAGGCTGTCTATATAGACGGTGATATTAGCGCATTAGAGAACAATAGTTTAGGGTCAATAGTTAATATAGCTAAACCGGATTATGTAAAAAGTTTAGTAATGAGCGACCAGTTTCCCCTTGGGTCTTTGAGTGTGAGGGTAGAGGTTCCTTTTAACCATAAACAGGGATTTTTGGGTTGGACTTTCTTTAAAGACGATATTGTATTAGTTGTAGGTAACGACTTAGAAGAAGCTGGTTATATATCTTATCAGGGAACCTCTGCCTGGGCCCCGGGGTCTTATAGATTGGTTGTAGCTGCTTACGAACAATACAGCCAAACTCTAACTAAACTAACTGATAAGGAATTTGAATTAACAACTGCTACCGAATCTATTACCGTCGGAACTTCCTCCGATGACGGCCTTCCACTTACATTATAAAAGGATTTATTTAAATGCGCAGTATTATGTTTAAAGAGGGGGATTTAGTATTAGACTGGGTTTATGATAGGGATGTGGTAAAGGAGGAGGTTAAAGCGAGGTTAGGAAGTACGAATCCTGCGTATTCGAGATATGTATTAGTTAAGGAGTTAGACTCAAACAACAATAGTAGTTATGAGATAGTACAAGCGGACCCTGACTATGGTTGTGATTTAAGTTATTTGTTATCGACACCGGAATCTGACTTATCGGACGATACTATTAACGAGATAGTAAGAAGCTCTTTAGCTTTTGACCCTAGGATCAATGTAATAGATTGCACTTACGTAGGCGGCGGCCAGATCTCCCTGCAGTACTCCTTCTCAAACTCAGTTTCTAATAACGAAGAAGATATAATAACTATTTAGTAGGTTAAATATGTATACACCTAGAAGTTTTAATGATATTCTAAATGATTATGTACTTACAGTAGAAGAACAGAGTGGGGGTTTAGTAGAAGTAAACCCTTCGTCTCCGTTTTATGTTTTAGCGAGGTCAAACGCTGCGGTGATAGCGGATTTAGAGTCTAGGATGGTAGAGGTATATGAATCCAGCTCTCCGCTTACTGCCAAGGGTTCCGACTTAGATTCTTTGATGTTTATTCCGCTTATAAGTCGTACATCAGCTTCTAGATCTCAAGGCTCTGTAATTATAAAACCTACTATCTCAGCTATACCTATCCCCAATCAAACAACTTTAACAGACCTCGACAGCGGGCTACAATTTTATACAACACAGCAAGCAACAACGTCTACAGCTTTAAATACAATAATTTCTATTGAATCTTATACAGAAGGCTTTTCAAATAATTTACCTGCTGGGACAGCGTTGTTTAGTCCTTTGTTTCCGGCTATAGATTTCTACATAGGGGAAGTGGTAAATACAGATGGAACGTTTGTGGGGGATTTATTTGGGGGAGCGGACGAAGAAAACGATGACTCTTTAAGAAGTAGGTTTTTCTCTGCTCTGACATCAGTAGACACAGAGGCTTCTATTGGGCGTATTAAAAATGTTATTAGTGCTTACTCTGGTATAAGTAAATTTTTTGTTAAGAACCGAGTACCTGGGATTATAGAGTTGTGGGTTAGATTTAGCTCAGAAAATGGTACTACCACCTTTTTAGAGGAACATATAAATGCTCTTAAGGAGTACCTTTTGCAGTATGTGCCGGCAGGGATAAATATTTCAATAAACGAGGCTAAAATTAAATATTTCAGCTTATCAATATCAGTTGTACCGTACTCCTCCTTCTACGACTCAAGTTCTCTTAATTCTGATATATCAGCAGCTATAAATAACGTTATATCGGAGTTAGACATAGGGGAAACCTTATCTATGTCCTCTATTACAAATGCTATTCTACCTTTTGTAGCTAAGGTTGTAGTAACAGAACCTACAGCAGATGTAGTTCCTAAATTTGATGAAGTTATTATGGTTTCTTCTGTTAAACTTACACTGCCGACTTACTAGAATAGTTATTAAAGGGACGTAATAATAGGCCTAGCTATATAAAGACTTTAATTTACTATGAGACAATTTTTAACATCTATATTTCTTAAGACTAAAGGAACATCAACTATATCTAGTGTAGAGTTACCTGATTGTAACTTGTTTACAGACCCTGCTTTAGATGATAGGTCTATTGTAGTTACTCCTACTTCTTATATATTTAAGCCGTTTACTCTATCTTGCACAGAGCATACGCTCCAAACTAAATGTTCGCACCAAGTTCTCCTTAGCAGCAAATCTTCTATTAGCTCTACTATAAACATTAAGTCTGTTAGCAGCACAGTTACTAAAAACGAGGAGTTAAGAACTATAGTTCTGTCTAGCGAAGAAGAACCTAAAATAAAAGCTTATGAGGATAATACATACACATACAAGAAGTCATTCTATTTTGACGGCTATAATATAAACAGATTTCCTAATGAGATAGTAACTGTAAAGGCCGGGTTAAACTCAGACAATACAGAGGTAGAGTTTACGTTACCTGTTTATAGCGGGGGATGTACAGCTTCAACGTCTATTAGTAACGTAGATAAATCAGTGTCTTCTGCAGCGTGGGGGTTAATACTAGCCGCCGCGTCGGATTCTCAAAGTCTTGTTATATCTTCTCTTAACAGC